TGTTGAGGGAGATTGTTTTGTGGAGAGCTTAATTGGAGTAATTATTGGAAAGAATAAAGTTACATCATGCGACTTTGTATACATTGTTGCAGACGGATGTTTGGGATAATAGGTTGATTAATTGTATAGCACATCCTTGTGCTGTGGATATTCATATGTTAAAAGTCTTTATAATAAAGATCAACCATCTTATAAGCAAGGCGGAGAATTGCTTCTTTACTTTTGGAGATGGTTTTTTCGACTTCCTTGACTCGTTTTGCATGAAGATTAATAAGTTTTTGATACTTATTTAACCTAAATCTCCTTTTAGCTTGAGCTGAAAGCACAAAATAGCCTCATTAAGTTAATCCAAAAACCTTTTTGTTTCTTGAATAAGCAGCAAGACGGTCTTTACTTCCGTTATAACCACCATTAATCTTCTTTGTAATTGCCCCGAACAAACCAACATCAGCAAGTTCATTGCATCCATGAGAGTTGAAATATAAACAAGCAGAAGCTACAGCATATTGTGGTTCTTTTAACAACTCTGGCTTATGTTCAAGATCAAGACCAAGACTATCACCATACTTCTTATAGTTATAGAAGCCAGTAAGTTGGATATGACCGCGACCTTTATAGAATCTTCCAGTAGTTGTTCCTGCTTTATGAGCAATCTCCAACGCTTCAGGAAGAAGATTCCCTAAGTCTTTCCTATATTCATAAGCAGAACCATCAGCAATTTCTTCAACATAATGAAGACTTCCGCTTTCAACTTCGATCTGCGCGAAGAAAGCAGCAAGTCTTATTGGAGTATTTATACAATACTTTGCACAAGATCCCTTATAATAAGGAAAATAAAGGTCTATATTCTTCTTACTTGCATGAGGGAAGCAAGCTTCAAAAGTTTCTTTATCAAGTTCGTAACTCATTCTTCTTCCTTAGATATTCCACAGTTATTTTCTACAACAAACTTATAACAAGAAGCCGCGTATTCATCATTTATTCCAGAATTATATGCTCTTGGTATAAGAAACTCATGTAATCTTCCTGCAAATTCGTTGGTACTGGCTTCTTCAGAAGGTTCTGAGGTATTACTACCTTCTCTTTCGGTGCTATTACAACTCTTCCCACTGGTTCCGCCGCGCAACCTAATAGATTTAAGCTTAGAGTCAAGAGCATTAATACTAGAAACACTTTGTTCATGTGAAAGTTCCAATTGATTAGCAAGTTTTTCTGCTTTTTCCTTCTGAGAAGAGACTTTAATTGTCTCCTCAAGTAAGGTATTTGCAGCAAGTTCTCTTTGTGTAACAATTTGTAAGTTTAATTCAGCAATTTCACTATCTTTTATTGCAGATGTTATGAAACTTCCAGAAATTATACCAATTATAGCAGAAATTATATAAGGAATCAAGAAAGAAAACATCTTTCTAACCTTCTTCTTTGGTTGAGTTAACACCACTATCAGCAGTATAACCGGCTGTTAAAGCCCCAACAAACTCAGATAAAGAAAGGAAATCCCCGCCTGAATGAAGGATTGATAAGCCAACTTCAGTTGAAACAATAGCAAAAATGGTGTTAAAAGTTGCTCTTTTATTAGTGAAAAGGTACTCTTTAAAGGTTAAATTTGTTGTTTCATCGACGTATCGTTTCTTTATATAGTGGAAAGAGGCTCCAATGATTCCGAAAAGAATGTAGTAGAGGGAAATAAGGTATTCGTTCATATAGTTAGCTCCAATTTGAGTTTGTATCATAGTTAAGAATATCGTTAATATCTGTTAAGGCTTCAACTTCTGCCTTCTTAGTCCAAGCAGTTGCATAAAGTTCTGTGTTTCTTGAAGAAATCGCAATAACTAATCCTTGAAGCCAGAGTTTATAGTTCTCTTGACTTCCCCATGAATGAATTACATTATCTGCATCTTTCCAAAACATTTCTCCAGAAGTTAAGGGAGTATTCTTTGCTCCTCTTGCGAATATTTCTTGAAGTTTTCCGTTTATGTTTGATTGAGCTTGGGTATCTGCATCTAGGGTTTTGTTATCGTAAGGAATAGGCTCTAATGACAAATTAGCTCTAACTCTATTAACAAGTTTTAACTTTTCTAACTTTGCTAGATTTAACTGTTCGGCAGATAATATATATGCTTTAGTTTCCCAATCCCATATATGATACATAGAAGGTTTTGCAGGGAAAGCAGTAGCAATTCCCTCATCAATGAAAAATAAAGAATCATTAATATATTCTTCTGAGGAAATAAAAGCCTCGCCAATAGTTAGAGTTGGTTCAAAACCCACATCTGAACTACTGGTAACTCTTGTTATTTTGCCTGTACCTGTTTCATAAATTACACTAAACATATTATTTTTTAACTCCTAGAGAGTTGATATAACGATTTTTCGCATAAGCATTATCGGAGTATTGTTTATTTAGTTGTAGTTGAATTACATAATCTTGTCCAGAAGGTAAATCAAATACTGTTGCTGCTGAAACTAAGGCATAAGCTAGAGGTTCTCCGTAAATAGCAGAAACTGGGCCGTAGACAACAGAACCATTAACAACTAATCTTAAATCAATTACAGCCCCTCCTGTTGGGCTATCACTAGATACTTCTAGTTCTGCTCCAAATGAGGCAAATATTTTAGAATTTAAGTTAGATGAAACAACTCCTGTATTTAGTGTTTGTACTGTTACCCATGTATATAATGATGCTAAGGTTATTGTGCCTGCTGTTACTGCTGCTGTTGCCATAGATACAGCGTTACCTTGAATATCTAATTCACCAACAGATAATTTATTACCAGTTGCTCTATCAAACATTAAGTTATTAATAGCACCAGCTTCAATAAATGTACTGGCATTAGTAGTGGTAATACCTGATATACTAACCCAAGAAGATTTATCAACAATCTTATCCCACTTTATACCTGCACTAGGGCCAGTTGTAAGTATATCATTACCAGCAGTATCTTTAATGGATAAGTTTCCATAAGAAGTTATATTACCAGTTTTATCAATCTTCCAACCAGAGTAAGTAGGGCCAATGTCGTCAAAACCAGTGCTTTGAATAACATTTCCTATCTTAGCATCAGTTATAGTACCATTGACGATATGAGCATTAGTAATTATTGTATTTGCAATTTGGGCTGTATCTGTAATTATTGCTGAGTTAGTTACAAGTTGGTTTGCACCAACACTTTGAGCAAGAATTTGCCCCCCATTAATAAAAGCACTCCCATCACCACCTTTAAGATTAAGTCCCCCTTCATAAGTAGCAAGAATTTGACTTTTCGTAACAGCAGTAGCCATACTTGTTGTTGTTTCAATACTTAAAGTATCTTTATTAAAACATAAGTATAGTGTACCACTTGTCCAAGCAGCAGAACTTCCAGAAACATTTTGAACAGTACCACCATTAATAGTTACTTGAAAAGTTGCCCAAGTTACAGAATTGGTTGTCGGACTATTCGGAGTGAAGAGCAATCCAGAATAAGCAAACTTATCCGTTTCAGCAGTTAAAGTTGTGCTTTGTTGTATAGAACTTACATTTAACCCACTGTCTCCAAAAGTATCATAAGCAGCAACAGCAAATTGATAAGTACCAGCATCAACCACACCAAGAGGTATATAACTATCTGGCCCTTTATAAACAATATCCCCAGTGGAAGGAGTCCAAGTAGAACCGCTGTAAAGCCTTCTATATACAATATAACCTTGTAAATCATATTCAGTAGACCGAGTAATGTTTACAAAAGTCTGACTAACCCCAGAAAGAAGAGTAAAGCTTGGAGTAGCAGGTACGTTGTTATTTACAGTAACACTATATGCAGTTGAAACTTCGCCGGTTAAGTCTCTTGAATAGAGTTTAACCTGATACTCTCTTGTTGGAGAACCAAAAGTTGCAACATTTTCAACAAAAGAAAGAGTGAAACTACCATTTTTCTCAATGTCTGGATTAACAGTATGTGAGGAAAACTTTGTAACTCCAGAAACATCCCACAACTCTACAACATAATCATAAAGACTATCTTCAGCAACATCATCATTAAGGGAGTTATAATCCCAAAGTAATGTCATTGCAGGAGAAGCATAGATTAAACCAGAAGTTCCAGCAATTCTCGCATTAACAGGAGGAAGAAGCGCACTTGTTCCAGCAGTTGTCTTATAGTTATAAACAGTACTAACAACAGTAGATTTAATTGCTGTTGCTGGATTAATTGCCCAAATGTTTATCTCATAAGTACCTGGAACAGCAGAATCTATATCAAAACTTTGTCCTTGAATATCACGAACAATTGTAAAATCCTTTCCATCTCTTCTCCAATTAGCAATAAAATCTGCCTTAAATTTTGAAGAGTGATCTAAATCCCATTCCCAACCAACAAAAAGTTGAATGTTTGAATTTATCCCATCTGAAGAACTTACTGGAAGAACTGTAACATTAACTACTGGCTCAACAGTGAACTCACTAACATTAACGAAATCCCCTGTTGGTGCGTCAATAGTTACACCTTCGTTAATATAGGCGTATTTATTCTCATCATGCTCGATACCGGAGATAACATAAGTTTCATCATCTTTAGTTATACCAGTTACTTTATAAAGTTTTGCTTCAATCGGCCCATTAAGAATAAAGGTTGAACCAATAAAAGGTACTTCTGTTCCGTTAAAGGTTACAGCATTAACTGTGCCACCAGATTGAAGAATTTGTTTCTCATGAATGGTTAAACCATTAGCATCTGTAAAACTAATTGTCCAAACAGTGTTTGATAAAACAATATCCCTATCAAGATTAATTGTCGTAACACCAGCTAAAACACTTGAACCAGTAATAACTCCATGTTGCATAACTTGGCGATTCTCACTATCCATAATTTGAAGAACTTCTCCAAACTTATAAGTCATACCAGCAAGCATAACTTTGAATGTGATAAATCTTGTTGTTAAACAGTTTGTGTAGAAAGCCCAACGAGCTTTATATATTGCTTGTGCTTCGTAACGACAACCTGGAAGAACAATATCTGAAGGTTGAATACCATAGCGATTGATAAGTTTTTCTTCAAGAGAATCTGGAGTTATAACCGCAGGGGGCCAAGTTGCTGTATCAGTATCACCGAACTTATCAAAGTTATTATAAGTTACATTAACTTGTGTTGTTCTTCCTTCAATGTCATTTGAGGAGTAGTTAAAAACTCCTTCAAGAACATTAGAGTTAGCAACAATTCTTGAAGGTTGAATTCCTTCTTGGTCGAAAACAATACAAATTTGACCAACTTCATTAGTTGCAAGTTGGGCATTACATATTGATAATAAGTTTGCTAAAAAACTAGGTACATTATCTCTTGAGGAAAATTGATACCCCATATGATAACGACGAATTTGCCCACCTAGACCATCATCAACTAAAGAATCAGCATAGATAGAAAGTTCATAGAAACTTGCTTTATCTATATCTGAATGAGGGAGGTTTAAGCAAGTTTCATCAATTAAGCAATGAACAATAATCCAAGCAATATTTGAAGTAAAACGTTTTGTTGGGTAGAAACCTAAATCCCAGAATCCAGAGTAAGTGTGGTTAACTGGGTCATAGTTATTTGGTACTCTAACTTTTGCAAACTTACCTTTAATGGTAATTTCAGGAACTTGACCACCAAATTGATCTGCATTTCTTAAAGTAATACCAACAAGTGCTGTTCCAGGATAAGTTAAATTCTTATAATAAATCTGCGTAACACTTGCAAGATGGGTCTTATTATTAGTTTTAACTGAAGTTGAATCAGGAGTATTCCTATAAACTCTAACGTACCAGTTTGGATTTCCACCAATATTTGTTGGGCGAGTTACTAGAACATCCCATGCGTATTCAGAGGATGATTTACCGGATTTATCAGTGTTAGAATAATAAGTTAAACTTGCAGGATTTATCCCAGTTCTTATTTGCAGAGAAACACCAGAACCAACTAAATCTCCGTTTTCTAAATATTGTGAAAGTTGTGGAACAAAGAAAGTTAATCTAACAGCGTCAACATCTGAAGCAAGAGTTAAAGTTTCTGAAGGAGTTGCCTGTGTAATCTCAGAGCTATTATAATTAAACGGACTTTCAGTGTTAACAAAACCAGGAATTGTTTCCTGATTACTTAAACCATAACGAACATCAAAACTTGCATCATAAGTTGAAATAGGTGTTCTATTAAGATATATGTTTTCAATAGAGTCAATTTCCCCGTCATGTATAGCGAGAAGGACTTTAATTGTTTGACTACTTCTTAAAGTATCATTAGATTCTACTGGAGTACGGCTTCCTTTACCACCTTTACCACCACCCATAGAACCTGACACATCCATTAATTCATTCATCATTAACCTTCTGCTGTTGTTAGACTTGATGAGATAAGAACACCACCTGCATAACCATATCCAAATGCTAAAGGAACACTTCCACCTTGTTCTCTTATTAAAGGAGCGCCGTTAAACAGGTTTGAGTTATTTCTTTGTGCTGAGGCAGGGTCAGAACTAAATTCTTTTGTTGGTGAAATCATGCTCATTACCATATTTAAGGCAAGAGATAAACCTATATTAACAATAGCAGCAATTGTAGTTGCAATTATCATTTGAGCTGTTGTGAATGTTAGTGTTCCTGCAACCATAGTACCAGAGAAAAGTAATGGTGCAATCATAGCTGCTTTAACTTCGCCTTCAACGTCTTTAAATATAATAAGTTCTTTAAAACCACTAATATCAGAAAGAATAACATCAGGAACTAAGGCAACTGGCTGTTCACTTTCATTTTCAGGAATCAGAATATATTTATATTTCTCACTCGCAACTTTCTCTGCAAACTCTTTTCCTTTATGAAGTCTTATTCCTGAAATAGCTTCCCTAACAGAAGTTATATCCAAATCCATTTCAAAAAACTCATTAACATTTTCAAATACTTTTACTTTCATGACGAAGAACCTTATGTATTCTGCCTATAAAATGCTCAATTCTTTCTTTCTTACTCATCATATCTTGGTGAAGGATGAATCCATCTTCAAAGATTCCAAGATGATTTTGTTCATAACCATGTTGGTCAAGAAGAACTAAGTCACCTTTCTGAAACTCATGATTAATTGGAGAGAATTCAATAAAACCATATTCAGATATAAATGGGCCGAAGATATTATTAATTCTTCTTATATCTGCAAAGTCTTTATCTGCTTTATGGTCAGGAAGAATAATTCCAAATTCAAACTCATAGTAATCTTGTACAAGAGAGTAGCAATCATTAATATACCAAATAAAAGGTCTGAATATATAATCATTATTATGAACTCTTGGAAGTTCCAAAGGTTCCTTTACAGTATAACCTTCAGTACCAAAGATTAACCAAGGAACTCCAGAATCTTTTTGACCAGAAATATCACTGAAACTTGGTGTTCGTAAGTCTATAACTTCAGGCTTCTTTGGATTCCTACAATGGCTGTGGATTATGTATGAGATTTTCCCAGCATAAGGGATTAAATCCTCTGCCTTTATTGTGAAGTGTTTCTCTGGTTCTTCATGAACATTCTCCAAAGGAATAAAAACTCCTTCAACAATAATCCCACAAGCTTCTTCAGGATACTTACTTAAAATATACTCTTTAATGTCCTCAAAGCATTTCATAACTATCCTACATGTTTGTTTATTGATAAGCCTGGAAAATCTCTTCTAAGCATTTGTCTTTTAGGAAGGAAAGCTCTTTCTTTATCTAATGGTGATCTAAGTTCAAAACTCATACCAAGCCTATTATGGGTTAGTTTCTTCCCAATATAATACTTTAAAGGTACACCAATTCTTGAAGTCAGATTAAGGTAAGAGTCAAAAGTCCTAATAAAAGTAACTGGAATCCCAACTAAGTCATCATAAGTAAATGCTAGTGTTCCGAAAAGTTTAATTGCTTCTCCAGAAAGGCCGCGAAGATTAGCTAATTCAAGTTTTGGTCGTGGTGGTGCGCCTTCTGAATTCGTTTCAACTCCAGATATTGCCACTGGAAAAGGGTAGTAAGTTCTTGGATTACCAAATTCATCTAGGCCAAAAGAACATATACTTGGGGAGTTAGTTAAGTAATAAGTTGTTAACTCTCCTCCACCAAGCATTGAGCAATCAATTTCAAAAAGTTCCACATAAGCTGGAGCAGCAGATTTAAGAATATCTTGTTCAAGAGACAT